TTAGTGTTGTGTGCCTATCTGCGAAAAAACTAGGTTTCGGCAGGGCGTTTAGGTTAGGCTTGGCTTATGAGTATTTGGAGTTTTGTGTTGGCTGGTTTGGGTTTGGTTCAGCTTTGGTTGTCTGGTTCTAAGCGTAGGTTTGGTTTTGTTGTTGGGATGTTTACTAGTGTTGGTTGGTTTTGGTATGGGTTGGATTCTAGCCAGTGGGGGTTTTTAGTTTCGGCTGTTGTTTTTTTTGTTGTGCATGTCCGTAATTTTGTTAGGTGGAGTAAGTGATTCTTGAAACTGTTTTGATTGATGATTTGGATTTGGATCCTCAGAATGCTCGTAAGCATGATGATAATAACTTGAAGGCTATTGCTGGAAGTCTTGAAGCTTTTGGTCAGCGTAAGCCTATTGTGTTGTTTAAGAAAACTGTTGTTGCCGGTAATGGAACTCTTATTGCTGCTCGGAGTTTGGGTTGGAAAGAGATTCAGGTTGTTCGTGTTCCTGATAATTGGTCTGCTGATCAGGTGAAGGCTTATGCTTTGGCTGATAATCGTTCGGCTGAGTTGGCGGTTTGGGATGAACAAGTGCTTGCTAGTCAGTTGCTTGAGTTGCAGGAAGCAGAGTTTGATATTGAAGCGTTAGGTTTTGAACTTCCGGTTGATGACTTGCAGGATGTTGTTGAAGATGAAATACCGGAACAGGTTGAACCTAAATCTAAGCTAGGCGATGTCTGGAAGTTAGGCAGGCATCGAGTTATGTGCGGGGATGCTACTGATACGGCTGCAGTTCAAAAACTTATGGCTGATACTAAGGCAGATTTAGTTCTGACTGATCCACCATATAATCAACCTGCTTCTGGCTCAGATTATGGTGACATAGGTAAGTCTATAAACAAGGTCAGTGACTCTATCGCCAGCATGATTGATTTTAATCCTGGAGAAACTTTGAATCTTTTACATAATCTGAATCAAAAATCCGTGAATTGGATTTTTTATTGTAGTAAAGATTTGTTGTGGGATTATTTAGATTTTGCAAAAAAACATAAACTTGCTTTTAATGTTTTAGTCTGGCAAAAACCTAATGCTATTCCTATTGGTGGGACTTACAGACCTGATGTTGAATACATTATTCACCTGAGAAAAAACTCTATTTGGAATGCTAATTTGCCTGGTGTTAATTATTCTAAAGTGTTATTTGCAAAACGAGAACTTAGTGCAGAACATCCGACTATCAAGCCACAAGAGATTTTGATAAATCAACTGATGATTCTTAGTAACGCTAAATCTCATGTTCTGGATTTATTTGGGGGTTCGGGTTCTACTTTGATTGCTTGTGAGCAGACTGATAGGACTTGTTTCATGATGGAATTAGATCCTAAGTATGTTGATGTCATTATTGCTCGCTGGGAAAAGTTGACAGGGCAGACTGCTGAACTGATTGAGGGTTAGTTATGCCTTCTGGTCGGCCTTCTAAACCTATTGAGGTTAAGCGTAAGTTGGGGAATCCTGGTCAGCGTAAGTTGCCTGATCAAAATAGTATTCAAATGTTTGACCCTGCTGTTTATGTTCCTGAGCCTTCTCGGCCTTTGTTGAAGTATGGGCGTGAGTTTTGGGATAAGGTTTGGGGTGCTGGTTTGGGTTGGATTAGTCCTAATACTGATGTTGAGTTGTTGTTGATGACTTGTGAGCTTATTGATGAGCGTTGGAATCTTCGTATTCGTGTTATGCAGTCTGGTGATTGGCGTGAGCGTAGGGGCTTGAGAGATTTGGATGCTCGGGTTATTTCTAATTTGAGTTTGTTGGGGTTTACTCCTGCTGATAGATCTAAGTTGGGTGTTGCTGAGGTGAAGGCTATTAGCAAGATGGAAGCGTTGAAGCGTAGGGCTGATGAGCGAAATAATAGCTAAGTCTTGGCCTCCTGCTGTTGTTACTCCGGTTAGTTTGGAGTTTGGTTCTCGTGGTGCGGATGCTGTTGATTTTATTAATACTTTTGTTACTTTGACTAAGGATTCTGTTGCTGGTGTTGCTGGTGAGCCTATTCGGCTTCGTGCTTGGCAGGAGCGTTTGTTGGAGGAAACTTTGGCGTTGGATGAGAATGGGTTGTTTCAGCGTAGGACTGCTTTGTGGGGTAAGGCTCGTAAGAATGGTAAGTCGGCTTTGATGACTGGTTTGGGGCTTTGGTTTTTGTTTAATGGTGATGAGGGTGGGGAAGTTTATTCTTGTGCTGCTGAGAAGGAGCAGGCTCGTATTACTTTTGGGGATGCTCGAAAGATTATTGAGCGTGAACCTGAGTTGGCTGCGATGTGTAACATTTATCGGGATGTGATTGAGGTTCCTTCGACTGGGAGCATTTGGAGGGTGCTTTCTGCTGAAGCGTATTCGAAGGAGGGTTTGAATGCTAGTGCTGTTTTGTTTGATGAGGTTCATGCTTTGCAGGATAGGACTATGTGGGATGTTATGCAGTTGTCTATGGCTTCTCGTAGGCAGCCGATGATGTTGGCGACTACTACTTGTGGAGTGAAGTCGGATAGTTCGGGTCAGGATTCGACTGCTTATCAGTTGTATCAGTATGGTAAGCGTGTTGCTTCGGGTGAGATTGATGACCCTAGTTTTTATATGGCTTGGTGGGAAGCTCCGTTGGATGCTGATCATAGGTTGGAGGAAACTTGGATTTTGGCTAATCCTGGTTATGGGGATTTGAACTCTAAAGCTGATTTTGAGTCTATGGTGAAGAGGACTCCGGAGCCTGAGTTTAGGACTAAGCGTTGTAATCAGTGGGTTAGTTCTAAGAATGCTTGGTTGCCTGCTGGTGTTTGGGATACTTTGCAGGCTGATGTTGAGGTTGATGTTGATGCTGAGATTATGTTGGGTGTGGATGGTTCGTTTTCGGGTGATACTACTGCGATTGTTGGTGTGACTGTTCCTAAGTCTGTGGATGATAAGCCTCATGTGTTTTTGGTTCAGGCGTGGGAGAAGCAACCTAATGATTCTGATGATTGGCGTGTGGACACTATTGAGGTTGAGGAAACTATCAAGATTTTTTGTCAGAAGTTTAGGAATGTTCGTGAGATTGCTTTTGACCCTTTTCGTTGGCAGCGGTCTATGCAGGTTTTGATGGATGATGGTTTGCCTGTTGTTGAGTATCCTTCGACTTCTCCTCGGCGTATGGTTCCTGCAACTCAAAAGGTGTTTGATGCTGTTACTGAAGCGACTTTGACTCATGACGGTAATCCTTTGTTGGCTCGCCATATTGATAACTGTGTGTTGAAGATAGATAATTTGGGTGCTCGTATTGTGAAGGAGTCTAGGGCTTCTAATCGGCGTATTGATGCTGCGGTTAGTTTTGTTATAGCCTTTGACCGTGCTACTAGTAAACTAGAGGATGAGGTTATTCCTCAGTTCTTTTTCTAAGGATTTTGATGTTATCTACGATTTTGCAGGCTTTTGGGATTGTTATCTTGAGTGTTGGTTTGGGTTTAGCTTGGTTGCCTTTGGGTGTGGTTGCTTTTGGTGTTGGTGTGTTGTTGTTTGGTTTGGCTGTTGAAAAGCCTAGTAAGGATTAGTTATGCTTCGTAAATTGGTTGAAGAGCGAAACATTTCATTTCAGACTATTTGGGGTGCAGGTGATTTAACTTCTTATGAATCTCAAGCTGCTACTTATGTTGATCAGCAGTCGGCTTTAACTTCTAATGCTGTTTGGGCTTGTGTCACTTTGATTTCTGACACTATTGCTACTTTACCTGTTGATTCTTTTGTTAGGCGTGATGGCATTAAGAAGCCTTATCGTCCTAGACCTGCTTGGGTGACTCAACCGGATGCGATGATTAACTCTGTTTCTTTTTGGCAGCAGTGCATGATTTCTTTGTTGATTGATGGTAATGCTTTTGTTCGTATTTTCCGTGACCCAAATAATGGCGAGATTTTGAATCTTATGGTTCTTGACCCTTTGAAGGTTCAGGTTTCTAGGTCGAATCTTGGGCAGAAGCGTTTTACTTATACCGGTGAAAATGGCCCTTTATCTACTGATGATGTTTTGCATGTTACTGGTTCTTTGTTGCAACCTGGTCAGATTAGGGCGAACTCTATTGTTGATAAGTTGAAAGAGAATATTGGTTTAAATATTGCTCTTGAGTCTTTTGCAGCTCGTTTCTTTGGTCAGGGAACTTTGATGCAGGGAATTATTGAGGTGCCTGGAACTCTTACTGCTGAGCAGGCGAAGAATCTGTCGGACTCTATGGATCGTATGCATAGGGGCTATAAGAGAGCTCATAAGACTGGTGTGCTTTCGGGTGGAGCAACTTTTAAGCCGACTACTATTGCTAATGATCAGTCGCAGATGTTGGATTCTAGGCGTTTCGCTGTTGAGGATATTGCTAGAGCGTTTAGAGTGCCTTTGAACATGATTGGTTTATCTGAGAAGGGTGCTAATGGGTATAACAACATTGAGCAGAATCAGATTGCTTTTGTGACTCATACTCTTAGGCCTTGGATTGCTCGCCTTGAGGATGCGTTCTCTCGCCTGCTTCCTGATAGGGCGTTTATTAGTTTTAATACTGATGAGCTTTTGCGTGGGGACTATAACACTCGTATTACTGGTTATGCTTCGGCTTTGATGAATGGTTGGATGACTATAAATGAGGTTCGAGGTAAGGAGGATATGACTCCTATTTCTGCTGGAGATAATAATCGTGTTCCTTTGGCTAACATTGATGTTTCGGCCGCTAATTTGAGTGAGGTTGAGGGCAAGGTTGCTATGGCTCAAAAACTTATCACTATTGGTTTTGAACCGGAAGCTGTTTTGAAGTCGCTTGGTTTACCTGCGATTGCTCATACTGGTTTGCCTTCTGTGCAAGTTCAGAATCCGACTACTGTGCCTGATGGCAGTTATGCGACTGGAGAATAATGCCTTATTTTATTAAAAAGTCTGATATGGGTTGGGACACTGTTGATAAGGCAGGTAAAGTTTTGGGTTCTCATGTTTCTAAGTCGGATGCTATTAAGCAGATGGTTGCTGTTAGTTTGGCTGAGAAGATTGCTCCTGGTGGTGAGATGAAGTCGGTTGATGTTGGTTCTTCGACTAATGGATTAAATATGAAAGATGCTACAAGAATGATGGTTGATGGTGTTGGTGTTGTTGATTTAGATGGCACTTTGATTGTTGATGGTAAAACTAATGAGCCGGTCTATAAGTGGATTGATTTGGCTAAGAAGAGTTTGTTTATTGTTTCTGCTCGACCTGAGTCTGATCGTGAAGAGATTATTGCTGAACTGAATCGTTTGACTATTGAGTATCAAGAGTTAATTTTGAGTGATGGTTCGATTGGTTCTGCTCCTATGTTTAAGGCTGCTACTGTCGAGAATCTTGTTGATGAAGGTTATACCATTGAATATGTGATTGATGCGGATTCGGGTGCAAGGTTGGCTTATGAAGAAGCAGGTGTAAAGAATGTTTATGATCCGGAGAATCTACCAGGAGTTATTGAAGTGAAAAGAGATATGCCTTTGACTGAAGATTTACCTTATGCGGCTAGTGATGTTCCACCTGTGACTCCTGAGAGTGAGTTGGGTGAAAAGACTAAAGCTGATTTGGCTGAGGAACTTAGAGAGTTACTTGGAACTACTGTTAGCCTAAAGTTTTTGGCTCATGGTGCTCATTGGAATGTTAAGGGTGTTTTGTTCTCTCAATACCATGAGTTTTTTGGGGACATTTATCAAGACATTGATGATATTATTGACCCTCTTTCAGAGAATATTAGGAAACTGGATTTTGATAGTCCGTTTACACTTCCGCAGTTTGTTGCTGATACAGATATTGATGCGACTTTTGTTGGTGGAGATCCTGTTGATTTGAGTTTGGCTTTGTATAAGGCTATTGAGATTTATAAGGGTGATGTTGCTTACACAATTACTTGTGCTGATGCTTTAGCTGAGCAGGGTATCTATAACTTTTTGGCTGATGTTCAGGACAGAATGAGTAAATGGCATTGGCAACTTGGTGCTGTTATTGGTGATGCTAAGCGTGATGAATATGCGGTGGATGTTGAAGAAGCTGCTGAAGGTGTGACTGCTGAAGAATTATCTGAGGCTCCTGCTCCTGAGATGGATTCTAAGGATTTGGCTGGTCGTTCTCATCATGCAACTGTTGAGCGTAGGACTTTTTTCGCTCCGATTGAGATGAGGGCTGAAGGTAATGGCATGACTTTTACTGGTTATGCTGCTTTGTTTAATTCTCCTAGTGAACCGTTGCCTTTTACTGAGGTTATTAAGCCTGGTGCTTTTAAGCGTTCTTTGACTTCTCGTAATGAAGTGAAGTTGCTTTGGAACCATGATTCTGGAAGTGTGTTAGGTTCGCTTCGTGCTGGAACTATGCAACTTGAGGAAGATGCTAAGGGTTTGAAGGTTACTGCTACTTTGCCTGATACTCAGCTTGGTCGTGATGCTGCTGTTTTGTTGAAGCGTGGAGATGTTTCGGCTATGAGTTTTGGTTTCCGGGTTCCTGCTGGCGGTGATTCTTGGTCGGCTGATGGTAATGAGCGAACTTTGAACTCTGTAAGACTTTTTGAATGTTCTATTGTTGCTTTCCCTGCTTATCCTGCAACTGATGGCGAAGCTAGTGTTAGATCTAATAAGTCTTTGGCAGATAAGATTGCTCGTCTTGCTGAGATTCGTGGAGTTACTGCTGAAGAGTTAACTGATGCTTTGTTGGCTTTGGAATCTGGTGAAGATTTGAATGAGCGTCAAGGTGAGTTGTTGACTGAAACTTTGAGCAAGGTTTTGAAGAAGGATGAGTCTGTCACTAATCCTGCTCAGGTGCTTGATTTGAAGAAGAAGCAACTTGAAC